AAAATTCTTTAAGGAGAAATTATTATGGCAGCTTACGGATTAAAACCTGTAAAGCGTGTTGATGGTATGCCTTATGCAGGCGCTACAAGGCTATATAAAATCGACCCTGCTGGTGAAGCAACTAACTTGTTCTATGGACAGGTTGTTAACATCGGTGCGGACGGTTATATTGCTTTAGCAACAGCATCTGGAGCAGACGCTACTACGAACAACTTAGGTGGTTCAGGCGTCGGTGCTATCGGCGTTTTTGTTGGTTGTGAATATACCAACGCACAAGGTCAAACATTATTTTCACAATATTACCCATCTGGCACTGCTAATGGTGGTGACATTGTGGCTTATGTTGTAGATGACCCAAATGCACTATTTATGGCAGAATTAGATGATACAGCTACGCAAACAATGGTTGGTACTAATACCACTTTTGCTACAGCACAAACTACTTCTACCGGTTCTACCACTACTGGCGTTTCTAACTCTCAGTTGGACGCAACAGTTGCTACTACTGCTAAGGCATTTAAAATTGTTGCTTTAGCACCAGATGAGTCAACAGCAGCAGTGTTAGTTAAGTTCAACCCTAGTTTCCATCGCTTTACTAGTGATGTAGGTCTATAAGGAGATTAAATCATGGCAATTTCAAGAGCTCAGTTATTAAAAGAGTTGCTCCCAGGCCTTAATGCTTTATTCGGAATGGAATATCAGCGCTATGGTGAAGAGCACAAAGAAATATACGAAACAGAATCTTCAGAACGTTCTTTTGAAGAAGAAACAAAACTATCAGGCTTTGGTAGTGCACCAGTTAAAGGAGAAGGCGCAGCTATCTCTTATGACAATGCACAAGAAGCTTGGACAGCTAGATATAATCACGAAACCATTGCTTTAGGTTTCTCACTAACAGAAGAAGCTGTTGAAGATAACCTCTACGACACATTATCTGCTAGATATACTAAAGCATTAGCTCGTGCTATGTCTTACACAAAACAAGTTAAAGCTGCTAACGTTTTAAACAACGGCTTTGACGGTACTAACTACCCAGGTGGTGACAACAAAGCATTATTTGCTACAGATCACCCATTAGTAAATGGTGGCACAAACAGCAACACTCAAGCAGTGGCTGCTGACTTAAACGAAACTTCATTAGAAAACGCAGTTATTCAGTTAGCTGGTTGGACAGATGAAAGAGGTTTATTAATTGCTGCTAAACCACGTAAGTTAGTAATTCCACCAGCATTGCAATTCGTTGCTACTCGTTTATTAGAAACTGACCAAAGAGTTGGTACTGCTGATAACGATACTAACGCATTACGATCAAACGGTGCGATTCCAGAAGGATACACAGTAAATCACTTCTTAACAGATACTGATGCATACTTCTTAACAACCGACGTACCTAACGGTATGAAACACTTCGAGCGTACAGCATTGACAACATCTATGGATGGTGACTTTGACACAGGTAACGTACGTTACAAAGCTCGTGAGCGTTACTCATTCGGTTGGTCAGATCCCCTCGGTATGTGGGGCTCACAAGGTGCTTAATTAATTAAGTACTTTCTCTCCTCGAGAACCCAGCTTCGGCTGGGTTTTCTTTTATCTATAACTAATGGTTTTCTTGATGGTAAATCTTTGAAGTAAGAGCATAATTCACTTATCAGCTATGCTGAAATCTAATTTAAGGAGAATCATTATGTGGACAACACCATCAGCAACAGAAATGAGATTTGGTTTTGAAGTAACAATGTACGTATGCAATAAGTAATTTTTAAATCAGGTTCGCGAACGAGGGGCTATAAAGCCCCTTTTTTGTTGTATAATATCTATAAATAGCGTATGATTTAATTATCTGGGAACATCCAGCTTATCAGACTGCCCCAGCAGACGCATACACGACGGATAAGCTTAACTTTGTATGGAGACACACTAATGGCAACAACAACCTTTACAGGCCCAGTTGTATCTAACAACGGGTTCACATCTACAGCAATCGCATTTGACGATTTGCCTACCGCTTCAGAAAGCACAGGACAAGTAATTTTTTGTAATGATGCATTAAAAGCTTCTGAAACAGCTGGTAACGGTACAGGTAACTTAGTATTTTCAGACGGTTCTAACTGGATCCGCGTTGATACCGGTGCTACAGCAGCTAAGTAATAGGAGATCATAATGCAATCTGATATAAAAGCAGCAGTCTTCGTTGCAGCAGATTCTCCTGATACCGTTGTTAATCATAGAGCTCGTTTAAGAGGTATGAGTTATATTTCCTCGGCTACAGCAGGTTCTATTGTATTTAAAGACGGCGCGTCAGGTGCTACATTGTTAGAGCTAAAAACTCCAGCAGGTGTAGGACAATCTGACGTGATTATTCCTGACCAAGGCATTTTATTTTCTAATCAAATTTACTGCACACTAACTAATGTTACAGCAGTAACGGTATTCCATAGTTAATATGGAAGACGAGCCTAAAGAAACTGTTCCTTGCCCTGACAAAGAATGTCAGAAGAAATGGTTTGAGGCTTTAGGAGATTGTGTTTAATGGCAACGACTAAAAAGAAAAAAGGTATGGGAATCAAAACTTCTGTAAAGTCGGGCAACTTTCGTCCGACTAAGCAGGGTGCGGGTATGACTAAGAAAGGTGTTGCAGCCTATCGCAAAGCCAACCCAGGTTCTAAATTAAAAACAGCAGTAACGGGTACAGTCAAGAAAGGTTCTAAAGATGCTAAGAGACGTAAGTCATTCTGTGCTAGATCAGCAGGGCAGATGAAAGATTTTCCAAAAGCAGCTAAAGATCCTAACTCAAGACTACGTCAAGCAAGGCGGAGATGGAAATGTTAACAAAGGTAATGAATCATATGGATGAATCAACAAAACACGCAGTAGACGCAGCATCGGTATTCACAGCAGTAGGTTCAGTCCTAGCTTGGTTACCGGCGATAGCGGCGTTATTTACAATCGTTTGGACAGGTATTCGTATTTACGAAACTAAAACTGTTCAGAAATGGTTAAAAAAAGATGCCTCCAAAGAGTAAGAAACAAGAAAGATTTATGCAAGCTGTGGCTAATAACCCTAAGTTTGCAAAGAAAGTGGGTGTACCTACGAAAGTAGGAAAAGAATTTACTAAGGAGACTAAAGTGAAGAAGTATAGAGAAGGCGGTATGTCAGAAGAAGACAAAAAAATGTTTGGTGAAAAAGAAACAGATTTACCCCCACCAGAAGGATTTAAAAAGTCTGATGATAAAAAACCTGTACCTGCTGATAAAAAAGATAGCTTAGGTAAATTACCTAAAGATGTTCGTAACAAAATGGGCTACATGAAAAAAGGTGGTAAAGTTGGTAAGGGCATGACTAAAAATAATTATAAAAAAGGTGGCAAAGTTTCATCTTGCTCTAAACGTGCAGATGGCTGTGCTGTTAAAGGTAAAACAAAAGGACGTATGGTTTAAGGAGACTATTATGGCTGGATGCGGTAAAAAAATGAAAAAAGGCGGTTCAGTAGATAAAGACTTTGAAAAGTATGTATCTAAAAAAGTAGCTGAAGATAATAAAAAAGAAGGTTGGAAAGCTAAATCAAAAGAAGCAAGAGACTATGATGAGATAGCAGGTAAACCAGAAAAACCAGGTTGGAAAGCTAAATCAAAAGAAGCAAGAGAACTTGATGAAATGACTAAAGACATGAAAAAAGGTGGCAAAGTCAAAAAAGGTTATCATAAAATGCCAGACGGTAAAATGATGAAAGACTCTGCTCACAAAGGCATGAAAAAAGGCGGTATGGTTAAACGTGATGGTTGTGCAGTGCGCGGTAAAACAAAGGGTCGCATGGTATGATGAAGTGTCGCGGTATGGGCAAAGCGATGAAACCAGTTGCTATGAAAAAAGGCGGCTCGGTTAAAGATGCTTGTTACAGAAAAGTAAAAGCTCAATACAAAGTTTTCCCTAGCGCATATGCATCAGGTGCTATAGCTAAATGTAGAAAAAACAAAGGTAAATAATGGCAGTCAGAAAGACAGCTAAAGGTGCTGCACTTAAACGCTGGTTTAAAGAAGATTGGAAAGATGTTAGAACCGGCAAAGCGTGTGGTAGACAGGAAGGGGAAAAACGAGGGGG